TTTAACAGCAGGCTTAGCCATAAAGCTCATTATACCTTCATCAGTTACCGGCTCTGCTACTGTTTTTTCTTTCTTAACTTTTTTAACTTTCTCAGGATGAGCGCCTACTGCGTCAACTACAGTATCAAAATAATGTTGGCCATTTACTTCTAAGTTAGGATCAGTACCGGCAGCACGATAAAATGCATCCATATCGCCAGCACGAGCCGCATTACGTAGATCAGTCGCTGAACTTACTCTAGGACTTGGTATGTGAATAATTTTAGCAAAATTAAAATAACCGTGTGTGCTTTCTTTACCGTTATATTGATGTAACAACTTACCAGCCCATGCCCAGTCAGTTGCATCAGTTACATATGCTACAGTTGCTCCATCTCCCACTTCTGCATATATCTTAGCCGCTAGAGTAATAACACTAGTTTCGCCTAGTATATGACCTTCAATGCTAGGATCAATAGCAGTCATCCACGCATGCTTGAGATCAAACGGTAATGGGTCGTTAGGACCGATAGTTCCGGGGTTAGTGCCAATATACCAATGTTGTCCTGCATGCTTAACAGCTTCCCATACTTTGGCATGACCTTGATGCGGAGGATTAAATCGACCAAAGCAAAATGCCGCGGTTGCTTTAGTATGGACTGATTCTAATAGTTCTCGTAAATTCATTATGGTGTCCAGGCTGGTATAGTTCCGGACGGAGTTTCGATGTCAGTACGAGGAACTAATTTAATGTGATCATCACCTTTCTTATCGTAATGTACCCAACCTTCTGGGTTAGTTACTTTAATTTCACCAGGGTCTTTGTCTAATTGAGCAATTACGTTATTCTTTAATTGCATAATGTCATCGAACAAATTAAACATTGCAGGTAGTGCTCCTGGGAACATTCTTGCACGTTCTTGTATCTTTGCTAATTGTGTTGGACTTACAATAGTTGGATTAGCTTCCATCCACATCATAAAATTATGACCAACGTTGTGTAGTTGACCTTGTTTACTCATAGTGTTTACATATCTGTAAACAATATTTTTAAATCCACTTACACCTGGTAAGGGAGACAAGAACTGATCAATATCAGCCGCATGTTTTTTAATTTCTGCTTCAACAATTGATATAGCTTCAGAATCAACTTCTGGTTGCATTTGTGTATAGTATGGTCCTAATACAATTAGGTCTGGAGTTGTATTGAACTCTTCAAAACTATCTTTAGGCTGTTGTGTATGATCGGCAGCACCAAACGTATCAAAAATACCATGACCAACAACCATTGCGTGTGCTGTAGAAATTTGTTGGCCTAATTCAGTATCTTGTGCAATATGGTAAACAGTTCCACTTTTTGGATTTGGGTGCAAATTATAAATGCCATTAGCGTCCGGAGTCGGTTGACCTAAAAACAATCCATCAGCATATACGAATCCTCTGAAGTCTGCCGGAGTAGCTTTTTCAAATACAGGATGTAAGAAACTAAATTCTCTAGCAAACTCTTTACGTTGTTCTTGTTCTTCCGGAGTCTTTGGATTACCACTTTTATTAAGAATAAAATTATAAATGCCTTGCTGAGTAGTAAATTCATCTAAGGTACTGGTACCAGTACCGCCTCTTAACCAACCATTGTGATTAGTTAGAATAAATGTTCCGTTTTTGTCTCTACCCCAGTATACTTGTGGAGCACCATCCCACTTATATCTTACACCTTTGGCATTTTTACCTATAGCTTTAATATGTTCTAAAGCCTTAATTGCACCAGCACTGCCATTTAAGAATGTTAAATCTTCTGGGTGGTTGAATGCTCTGCCTACTTTTTTCTTAACTTCCTCAGCGGCAGGAGATTCTCTTAAAAATAACTCTCTTAATAACACAATTAGTCCTTATACTTGCCATCGGCAACATGCTTACAAGTTTCATCATGTAACTTTTTACATACTTTTTTACAAACTTCTTCTTCTAACTCGTCTGGCAATTCGCGAATTGGGAATTTTTTAATATATAATTTATAGCTAGTTTCAACAGGAACTTTAAACATACTAGGATGTGTTGCACGATCTGCTTTAACACGGTCTACACACTTAGAAATAGTTGGATAGACGTGACGACGATACACATTATCATCATTATGCATGAAGTGGATTAAATCGTCCGGTAGATCGTAATTGATCTCCCTGCCATCTTCTTTAGGCGTGACGAAATCTAAATCGTTAAAAAGAGTGCCTTCTAATAGTTCGTTTATGCGCATTGTTAAACCCGTTTTAATAAACCAGCAGAATAAACTACGGTTAGAGTATTTATCGCTTTTGGAATCAACACCCTATGCTTTAACGATGCGTTCTATTTTAGATATTGCACCGCCAAGGTGCATTTTAGTTAATAGTAAGGTGTTTTCGCCAGTAACGTAAAAGTGTGTACCACCCCAGGTTCTTGACTTACTAAGCTCTTTTTTGCAACTTTTAGTAAGTTTTAACTTGTCACGACCTTCGGCCCATTCAATAAATGCTTGGTAATCTTGGTTAGTTTTGCCTAAAGTTATGCGATAATCATAATTTGTCTTAGGCATTATGATTGTATTGAATGTTAAAACGCTATCTTTTGCTGGTTGTGATATGTATTTTACGTTGTCCTTGTTTAACTTGGTTAACACTTCTACATGCTTATCACTATTAGTGTATACAGAAATCCAAGGCGATTCTACTCTGACCTCTATGTCATTCATAGTTTTTAAACTTGTTGCAAGTTGAATAGAATAATCTAACTGATCTGTTGTTTTGATACTGTGAATTCTCCAAGAGTCATCCGGCTTAGGGAATCTGGTATTGCCTAATATTTTTAAGGCAGATTCCATATCCCCTGTCCGAAATGCACTTGCGCCAGCGCATATCAGTACTATCTTGTACTGATATTTGCCTTTAAATAACCTTCTAGTTGTCTTGTACAACATCTTCTAAATTACTCTCAATTGCTAACAATGGAATTTTAGAAATCTTTGGTTTAACAATCAATGAAATTTTATCTGCTTCAACGCCAATAGTTACCCAACCACCTGTTTTCAAATCACCAAACAACATTAGACGAGCAAGGTCACGTTTAATTTCCTTGTCAATAACACGTTGTAAAGGACGAGCACCCATTTTGCTATCAAAGCCCTTGTCAATAAGCCAATTAATAGCTTCTTTATCAATCTTGATACGGATACCTTTGTCTTTAACTTGATCTTTAAGCTGGTCAATAAACTTGTTAACAATTTTAACCATTGTTTCTTTGCCAAGTTTATTAAATGTAACAACACCGTCTAAACGATTACGGAACTCTGGAGTTAAAAACTTCTTCAAGTCTGCATCACTGTAGTCTTTATCCTGTTTACCAAATCCGATAGCATTTTTCTCTGCAGATTGTGCGCCAGCATTAGTAGTAAGAATAAGAACAATGTTACGACAGTCTGCTTTCTTACCATTAGATCCTGTAATAAAGCCGTTATCCATTAACTGTAGTAATACAGTCATAACATCTGGATGTGCTTTTTCAATTTCATCTAACAACAGAACAGCATTAGGTGCTTCTTGGATGCTAGTAATTAACTGACCTGCATTTTCTTCAAAGCCAACATAACCTGGAGGGCTACCAATTAACTTACTAATGCTATGCTTCTCTTGATATTCACTCATATCAAAGCGTAGTAGTTTAACACCTAAGTTTTTAGCAAGTGATTTAGCAGTTTCAGTCTTACCTGTGCCTGTCGGGCCTATGAACACAAACGATCCAACTGGTTTATTTTCTGTTTTCAATCCAGCTTGTGCTACTACAATTTTATCTACAATTTCAGTAATAGCAATTTCTTGACCATATACTTCTGTTTCAAGTTTAGTTTGTAGATTAATTAAATTAACACTTTCTGTTTCAGAAACTTGTTCTTCTGGAATATTAACCATCTTGCTAAGTTCGTATTGCACTTCGCGTTCACCAATAACTCGTTCGTCTGCAAGTTTTAAGTTAAAACGTGAGCAGGCAACATCAATTAGGTCAATGGCCTTATCTGGCAACTTCTTGTCTGTTTGATATTTAACTGACAACTTAATTGCGGCATCAATAGCATCGTCCTTAATTTTTACATTATGGAATGTTTCGTAATACTTCTTAATACCTTTAAGAATTTGTCTAGTAACTTCAATTGTAGGCTCGTCAACAGTAATACGTTGGAAACGACGCATCAACGCACGATCCTTTTCAAAGTGCTTACGATATTCTTCCCATGTAGTACTGGCCACAACTTTAATGTTGCCTTTGCTCAGTGCCGGCTTCATCATATTAGCGAGATCGTTAGCTGAGTTGCTAGCGGATCCTGCTCCGGAGATCATATGTGCCTCGTCGATAAACAGCACAGTCTTACCTTTCTTGGTTAGAGCTTTTAGAACTTGTTTGAAACGTTCTTCAAAGTCGCCACGATATTTAGAACCAGCTAACATAGCTGAAATATCTAAGTTGTAAACTGTATAGTCTTTTAAGAAATCTGGAACAGCACCATTTACAATGTTATGCGCCATACCTTCTGCAATAGCAGTCTTACCTACACCTGGATCACCAACTAAGATAACGTTGTTCTTACTACGGCGACCTAATGCAAGTGCGATGTTTTCAAGTTCATCTACACGACCAATAACTGGGTCAATTTTATTCTTCTTAACCTGATCATTTAAATTAGTAGTAAATGCTTGTAGAGCTCGGTCCCCTGCTGAATCAGGTTGCATTTCTTCTTGCCCGTTGTCGATATTGTTATTCAAGTATTCAGCAAATTTATCTTTATCAATATTTGCTTGAGCAACATAGAATTGCGCCCAACTACGCTTCTCGCCCATCATAGCAAGGAACACATCAGTAGGCTCAATGCGTTGACGTCCGTTGAACAAGACCTGCGTGAACGCACGATTAAGTACACGTTCAACAGCTTGTGTCTTTTTAGGTTTAACTACAACATCTGGTACAGTAATTTCACTGCACTTGTTATGCAAGTAGTCTTGTAAGTTTGCTTTAAGTGCAGAAGCATCCGCACCAAACCCTTGAATACAGTTAGTAAACCCATCTTCTGCAAGCATAGCAAACAATAAATGTTCTATTGTTAGATATTCATGGTGAAGTTTCTTAGAAGTTTCTATAGCTCTTTCAAAGACCGCTTGAAGATTATCACTAGGTTCAACCATTATTTAAATTTCCTTTGTTTTTTCTTTGCCATTTTTAATTTTAAATCACTTACGTATTCTGTAAATGTTATTCCATCTAAATGATCCAACTCATGTTGAAAGCATCTAGCATCAATACCCTCAAGTTCTATTATACATTTTTTGTTTGTATTGTCAAGATACATGGCTGTAATTTTATTATGACGAGCAACTTTCAACCATAAATTAGGAAAGCTCAGACAACCTTCTTCGCCACTGACAAAGTTATTATCGCCTAACAAGATCCACGGATTAAAAAATCCCAATTCACGTCCGTCTTGCAATTTCATAACAAACACTCTACGTAGTAATCCAACTTGGTTACCAGCAAGACCGATACCGTTAGATGCTCGCATAATCTCAAGCATTTCACGTTCGATTACTGCGGCATTAACGTGATTTTCAAAGTCCCACGGTTCGGCTTTTTGTTTTAGTATTGGATCAGGATCTTGAACTAATTTCAACATTTAGTGCTTTAAGTTTTTCTACTAGACTAGGATCAGTAATTGCTGGAGTTTTAATGTTTACAACGATTACTAATCGACCTTTCTGACCAGTATTAATATTAGGGAAACCGTTACCGTTGCTGGCGAATTCTGCGCCAGACTCGATACCTGGACGAATGTCAACATCTAATTTTTGACCAGTGATTGTTTTAACACTTTTATTACAACCGATCATAGCTTCAATTGGAGATATGTATAACGTAGTGTACATATCATCACCGGCTCTTCTAAAGTTAGCATCTGGCAAGACTACAATGGTTACATTAAGATTTCCTCTAGGAGCTCCTGGTACACTATCGTCTCCAAGCCCGTTATATCGAATAGTTTCTCCGTGGCTTATACCAGGCGGCACATTAATGACTACTGTTTGAGTCACACCGCTTGGCATTTTGTAATTTGCTTCTAATTGTTTTCCTAGATAGCTGTCTAAAATAGATATCTGGCATTGTATATTCAAGTCTCTATTTCGACGCATTTGTCCACGCATGTTACCGAATATATCTCCAAAAGGATGACCTTGTGGAAAGCCTTGACCAAACATATGTCCAAACGGATCAAACCCACCGGTAGTAAATCTTACTTCAGGTCCACCGCCATACATACGTTGTTGATCGTATTCAGCTTTTTTCTGTGCGTCACTTAGTGTGTCGTATGCAACACTAATGTCTTTAAATTTGGCTTGGTCTCCACCTTTATCTGGGTGATGTTTATTAGCCAAAGATCTGTATGCTTTTTTTATTTCTTCTGGGCTAGCACTTTCGCTAACACCTAGTGTTTGGTAATAATCAGTCATAGTCGTAAAAAAGGCTCCGTTAATATAGTAATTATACTATCTTTAGCGGAGCCCGTCAAGTATTTGAGTGCTTACTTTTTCTTTTTTGGCGCCACTGTATCTGGTTTAGTTCCGGCTACTTGTGTTCCTTCTGCTTTTTTATGATGCTTAACTTCTTTCTTAGCAGGCGCTGATTTCTTCTCGGCCATTACTGGGCTAGCTAAAAAACAACTTGCTACTAATAATGCTAATAATTTTTTCATTTTATTTTCCTTTATAGTGCTGGTTGGTCAAAAGTTGGAATAACTTTTTTACCACTTGCGTTTACTGTTGGGACTGCTAACGTTGTTGCTGTAGGTGTGCTTCCAAACCCGCCTCCGCCAAAGCCACTTGTTGCCGGTGCGCTTGGCGTAGTAGACCCAAACCCTCCGGATGCTGGAGCTGGTGAACCAAAGCCACCGGTTGGTGCTCCGAATCCTCCTGTCGCAGGTGCGCCAAATGCTGAAGCCCCGCCTGTTGATGAACCGAATCCGCCATTTGATGCTCCTCCAAAACCACCGCCTGCTGGTGCGCCAAAGCCACCTGAGCTTCCGCCAAAGCCACCACCCATTCCGCCACCACCCATGCCACCTTGCATTCCTGCTGGAACACCGGACATGTTAGTGTTGGTTGTCATTATTTGACTTGTTGCTGTTGGGTTAGCGGCTGTACCTGCTAACTTCTCCTGTGTACGACCAAACGCACTAATACCTAATACCGCACCCATTGCAATGTGAAACAATCCTGCACCTTGTAATGTCAGTGGATTCCATTGTGTAATTGGCATGTGCATCATTGCCTGCAACAATGACCAACATACTGGAAATACTGCCATGTCCAATAAACAGATCAGCATGTACATCCAACCCATCGCTGGACGCCATAACTTCTGCATCCATTCGGGATCTCTTTCTTTCTTTTCTGACATAGTTCGCTCCTTTGTCTTTATATACGTATTTATTACGGATTCGTCGGAGGTGTCTCTGGCGTTGCTAATGAGTCGTTTGGGACAACATTACCTAATGTTGGCTCAATTTGAGCAGTTGGCTGAGGAATATTTGCGGTATGTTTCAAAGCTCGTTGTTCAGCTTGCCACGCCGCATCTACTAAGTCTTCTGCTTCTTTCTTTGCTTTTTCGGCAGCCGCTATAGCCGCTTGATGTGCTTGATGTGCTAGGTCGGCTATTTTTTGTTTTTCAGAAATTAACTTTGCTTCCAATGCCTTAATAGCATCTTCAGAATCTGAAACTAATTTATCAGCATCTAAAAAAATATTTTTTAATTTGCTAGCAGTTAGTTGTTCTATTTTAGTAAAAAATCCCATGATAATATCCTTTATTTTATGTTATCAAAAATCTGTTTCTGTTTTGTATACCAATCTACCCACGTATCTACTTTGTCTTTACATTCGTAATAATCACTGTAGTTATCTGTGACAGTTTCCAACACATCACTTAATTTGCTAGTTGACGTATCAACTTGTGCAAGATCCGGACATTC